GTTTGTGCAACAACGCCCTGGCGATGCATGACTTGCAGATGCTCTGCCTGGTCGAAGCGTTCGTCGCGTCGAGCGCCTTGCACCGGGAAGTCCTGCAAGAGGTGTAGGTACAACGCGCGGCTGTAGCGATCGCTGGGCACAGCCAGCACAGCGGCATCGTCAGCACGATCCTCGTTGAGCACAGAGAGGACGGCCTGTGCCCCGTAGTCATCGTCGAGGAGCATCACTCGCTCGGCAGCACACTCGATGCTGTACTGGGCGGCCGCCGGCAATTTGCCAACAGCATGAAAGAACGCCTGACGCGACTCGACTGGCAACTTGCCCTTGGCCGCTTCCGCCAATGCCTGCAACTCCGGCAATGCCGTTGCGCTGGCGCGCTCGAGCAGATCAACCAGGAGCCCGGGGCGCGCGACCTTACGCACGAGGCTGACGAAGTTCTCTGCGTTCGGGAGGATTTTTGCGCCGTCATCAGATCGATGCTCGCGCGCACGTTTCGGCGAAGGCTGGCTCGCCGCCGCGTTGGTGTTTTTCTTTGTGGTTGAGGCTTGGTCTGCTGGCATGGGCAAGTTCCTTTGACAAAGTGCGCGATTGCGCGAACAGTTAATCGAATGATTCAAAAAATGCCGACGCGAAGTCGGCTCGACGGGGGGGTTGGATGGTGGTCAGCGCATCGAGGCCTCCTGACCCGTGAGGCCGTAGCGATTGAGGCGAACTTGGATGAACCGGCGATTGACGCCGAAGCGCGCGGCCAAGGCTTTCTCGAAGCGTTCCATGTCGAAGACGCCCATGTCGCCGTCCGCTTGGATGTGTAGAGCCGTGCCGGGGTGGTCGGGATCTGTGGAGGGATGGCGATGGATGGTGATGTCGTGCTCGGGCGCAAGCTCTTCTACGGCGGCGATGATGCGCTGGCGCGGCACGAGCAAGGAGCCCATGAACTCGTTGGCACGCAGCTCGGCGAAGTGTTCTTCCGTCGTTGGCTTCGCAGATAGTGACTTGGACAGGTGGTCGCTGTCCGGCGTCGTGGTGCGGTAGGCACGTTGCAGCGTTGGTTCGATGTCATCGAACAACCCAGGGCCCTTGCTGCCCTGAACAACCCAGCCGGGGGCGTCGAACACGGCGTGGCCCAGTTCGTGGGCCAAGGTGCTGAGGGCCAGCAGTTCGTTGAGACTTTCACCCACGGGCGAGACGGACACCATCGCGGCGTCGGGCATTGCGGGGTCAAATTCACAGACACCGAAGACGTGGTTGCCTTGCTCGTCATGCACGGCGTAGTCGGTGCTGACCTCCAGCGCGAAGTCGATGCCGTTGATCTTCAGGCCGGAGATCTGCCGCAGCGCGTCGAAAGAAACGGCGTCGATGCTGTCCGCGACCAGCTGCTGGCGCGCCGTCGCGGCGATGCGCTCTACCTCAGTGTGCTTGATGTACAGGGGGCGTTTCCGGTCGCAGCATCGGTAGTCGAGAGTCAGTACCGCCATTCACTTTTTCTCCGTCACGTTCCGGCGGTACATCCGAACCAGGTTGCCAACATCATCGCGGATGTCGGGGGGCAGACGACTGGCCTCAACGAAGGCGTCGTCGGCACTGATACCGAGGATCTCTGCCGCCTTGCGGATCAGCTCGTCCTTGGGCGGCTTCTCCATGTCGCGCTCGATGCGAGACCAGTAGGCGGGTGATATTTCCAGCTGACGCGCAAAGTCATTCATCTGAATGCCTTTCTCTTCGCGCGTCTTGCGGATGAATGCTCCAAAGGACATGACGGTGACCTGATTGCGTGATTAGTTAACGGGGATGGTAAGAGCCAAGGGTCATGCTGTCAACCGTTTCGTTAACGCGCAAAAAATACATTGCGGGCGGGCTTGATTACCCCGCGTTGCCATCCGCTTCGGAAGATCAGGCTCACTATCCCTGACGGTTGCAATTCCTCGGAGCCGTCATGAAGAACCTCGAACTCGCATCTCCCACGGAGATGAGCGCCAGCGCCCGCGCTGGTGAAATCACCGCCATCCTTGAGGCCGCCATCGTTCGCACACTCGTCGCGGATGAGCCAAAACAGAGAGCAGTTGGCCTTGGCTTCCTGCCCGACCAGCGCGTTCATACAACCCCCTATCAAGAGGAGAAGTTGTGATGAACGAGAAACAAGCATCCGTCGCCGCGCGGATCGCGGAGCTGGCCTGCCTGCCGATGTCCGAGCTCTGGACAGTCTGGGATCGGTATTTCCCGCGCCGTCCGGACTACCCCAACCGCACCCACGTCGAGTCCCGGATCGCCTACAAGCTGCAGGAGGAGGCCTTCGGTGGCCTCGCGCCTGAGACCAAGCAGCGCCTGGAAGCCATCGGCGCGAAGCACCCCAAGATCAAGCTGCGGGCCAAGCCGCGCGAGTTCGATTTCGCGCCGGGCACGATCCTGCTGCGCGAATGGGGCGAGCGCGAGCACCGGGTGACGGTCACCGCCGAGGGGCTGTTCGAGTACCAGGGGCGCAACTTTAAGAGCCTGACGGCGGTGGCCCGCCACATCACAGGCGCGCACTGGTCTGGGCCGCTGTTCTTTGGCCTGAGCAAGGGAGGTGCGCGATGAGCGAGATCGCCAGCACCAAGGCCCGCAAGCGTTGCGCCGTCTACTGCCGGGTGTCCTCGGATGAACGGCTTGACCAGGAGTTCAACTCTATCGACGCCCAGAAGGAGGCTGGCCACGCCTACGTCGCCAGCCAGCGATCCGAGGGTTGGATTCCGGTGGCTGACGACTACGACGACCCTGGCTTCTCCGGCGGCAACACGGATCGGCCCGGTCTGAAACGCCTAATGGCGGACATCGAGCGCGGCCAGATCGACATCGTGGTGGTCTACAAGATCGACCGCCTGACGCGTAGCTTGGCCGACTTCTCCAAGATGGTCGAAGTGTTCGAACGCCACGGGGTGTCCTTTGTGTCGGTCACCCAGCAGTTCAACACCACCACTTCGATGGGTCGGCTGATGCTCAACGTCCTGCTGTCCTTCGCCCAGTTTGAGCGCGAGGTTACCGGCGAGCGCATCCGCGACAAGATCGCCGCCGCCAAGCGCAAGGGGATGTGGATGGGCGGTGTCCCGCCCCTGGGCTACGACGTCGACAACCGCCTGCTGGTCATCAATGAAACCGAGGCGGCGGTGGTGCGCCGCATCTTCGAGGAGATGCTGACCATCGGCTCTCCGACGCAGATCGCCGTCAATCTGACCGCCGACGGCATCACGACCAAGGCCTGGACGACGCAGGAGGGCCAGGCCCGCAGCGGCACGCGCATTGACAAGAAGTACCTGCACAAGCTGCTGCGCAACCGCATCTACCTGGGGGAGTTGTCGCACAAGGGGAACTGGTACCCCGGCGCTCACCCGCCGATCATCGACCGTGAACTGTGGGACAAGGTTCACGCGGTGCTGGCCAGGGATGGGCACGCCCGGTCGGTGGAAACCAAGATCCGGTCGCGCACCGATGCCTTGCTGCGGGGTCTGCTGTACGCCCCCTCGGGCGAACGGATGTACCCGACCTACTCGCGCAAGAACGGGCGCAAGTACCACTACTACGTGTCCAAGTCGGAAAGCCGGTTCGGGGCACCGGGCAAGAGCTACGAACGCCTGCCCGCGCCGGAGATTGAGGCGGCGGTGGTGGCCCAGATCCGCACGGTGCTGACCAGCCCGGAGTCCATCGCATCGGTGGTGCGACAGATCCAACGCAACGGTGGACAGGTCGACGAGGCCACCACGGTGATGGCGATGGGACGGCTCAACGACGTGTGGAATCAGTTGTTCCCGGTCGAGCGCCACCGTATCGCCAACCTGATGATCGAGCGCATTGACCTTGTCCACGTCGGTGAGGTGCAGGGCATCAAGGTGAAGTGGCGGGAACTGGGCTGGGACGCCCTGATCGGCGAGTTCGCCCCAAGGGGCATCGGCGCGGAACTGGTGGAGGTCGAGGCCTGATGGACGACACTCTGGAGACCTTCGTGCCACTGACATTCCGCCGCCGGGGCGCGCGGCGGGTGGCCGCCGACGACCGACAGGTCCACGACGTGACGCTGCTGGAGGGGGTGGCACGCGGTTTCTACTGGCAGCACCTCGTGGACACGGGTGTGATGAAGAGTGGGTCAGACATTGCCCGGGCCGAAGGACTGCACCCCTCAGTGCCCAACGAGCTGATACGCCTGACCCTGCTCGCGCCTGACATCCTCGAAATGCTGATGGCGGGGCGGCAGCCTCGCCGGATGAACCTGATCTGGTTCCAGCGCAACCCGCTGCCGGTGGATTGGGAGGCGCAACGCCAGATCGTGAAGCGCTTTGAGGAGGACGCATGAGCAAGAAGCACCGGGGCCGGTTTAAGGGTGATCCGGTCACCTATCAACTGCCGAACCCGGCAGGCGGCGTGCAACTGGAAACCTTCGTGCCCTGGACGCTGGTGAAGCGGGGGCTGAAGAAGCAGGTCATCACGCCCTTGGACGCGCCGCAGGAATTTCTGTCCGAGGCCACCCGGGAGCGGGAAGCCCGGTCGGCCGCGCAGGACACCGCGTTGATGCGAGCGCTTGGACTGGCCCACCACTGGCAACGCCTGCTGGACGAGCAGCGGGCGGCGTCGGTGGCCGAGATTGCCGAGGCCGAAGGCATGGACGTGACGCAGGTGCGCCGGGTCATGCGGCTGACGCTCCTGGCCCCGGAGGTCGTGGAACGGCTGGCGGGCTCGCCCGACGCCGTGCTGGAGAAGGTGATGCGCCGCCCCTGGCCTAACGCGTGGGGCGACCAGATGCGGGTGCTCGCGCCACCCGGATGAGCGCGTCGCGCCCAGCGCCAGCAACCGCCTGCGGGCGGTTTTTTGTGGCCGCTCGGCACTCGGTCGCCACCGCTACAGGAGTTGCCAACCACAACCAGCCGCCTCTAAACCCGCGCCAGCAGAGGAAGTGGCCTCGAGAACGCTCGCGTGACCACCAGAGAAAACGGAGAACAGAGAGGCGTCGGCGGGGGCAAAAACGCCGACTTTGCAGGGGTGGCGCTCGCGAGGCCATACCCGGAAACCGCGCCAACACTGGGGGAACGGGCAAAAAAAATCCCAACCGATGAGGGTTGGGATTTTGGGTATTGGTGGAGATGGCGGGGATCGAACCCGCGTCCGCCAGCACTCTACCCTCGGATCTACATGCTTAGTCTTCTCTATTGATTTAACCCGACACGGCCCGAGAGACAGGGCATGGAAGGCGATCCTCTAGGGTTTTAGCGACGTAACACGAGGCGGGTTACGAAGCGATCCGGTATTTTTTGCGCTGACCGCCCCCGCATACCGGCATGCAAGTTTGGTCATAAGCCGGGATTAGGCGGCTAGTGCGTAGTTTTCGTCGTTTGCGACTATTTTTTTGGAGCGTTGATTTAGGAGAGACATTCCACTCTCCGCATGCACCTGCGGGCTTCATAACCAGCGTCGAAGCCATGTCATCCCCAGAGCGAGCGTAGTGTGCGCTCACCGCTGGCTAATGTCACTAGCCTTGCCGCCGACCGCCGGGTCATTTACTGTTCGTGCTCTTAAAATAAGAAGAAATGCCACGATGCGTCCATCACGTTTACTTCCATTTTCCGCCCTGAGCGCCGTATTCGCGCTGACCGCCTGCGGTTTTGGCGACGATAGTTCATCCGGCGGCGCCGCGCCGCGCACCGGCAGCTACGATGCGCGCATCGTACGTACGCAAATGGGCATCCCGCATATCACCGCGAATGACTTTGGCAGCCTTGGCTATGGCCAGGCCTATGCGTTTGCGGAAGATAACCTCTGCGTCATGATGGAAGACTT